TTATAACCAAATATCAGACTTAAATCGTACTCTATTTCGGTAGGAAGCGAGTAAGGGTCAACACCCCTATTTAAAATTAAAACAATGTTTTCCGAGGTATCTCTAACATTATCAATAGGTTTAGTTAAAAATATATTATTGGGTGAACCAGTAAGCATCCTATCTCCAACATTGGGGAAGCCAATATTTCCGGGATAATATTGAGTATTATATATTTTACTTGTATTATTAAGGTATCTAACATTAAGTGAATTACTTAATAGTGTGACACAATCGGTATTAAATTCATCATAAGTCATACTCGTTATGACTTGAAAATATTCAATATCAGTAGGGAACTTATGAAAATCAACACTCTGAGTATCACCCGTTGGTTGACTAATATTAGTGTAAGTTGTACTATCATTACCAGTACCATCTAACCTTGACCAATTAACCGTAACTGAAGGTATATTATATCCGGTAGGAGTATTTATCACACTCGTTTTTGTACTACCTGTTACAGAGTTGTTACCATAATCATTAATTGCGGGTAACTCATTCACATTAATATCCTTAGAATAAGATGGGTTTTGAAAAGATAATAATTGTCCCGGACTAAAACGACTTAGAGTAGATTTATTACATATTAAAATAATAGTATTATCATAATGGGATTTACCGGGTTCAACAGTAGGGTTGAATTTCACTTTCATCCTATTAACACCACCACCGGGGTTACCATAACCCGCATTCTGATTAAAGTATTTGGCTTTAGTATTAAAAAGATTTACCCTGTCAGCAATAGGTAAACTTAAGGTATGATACCATCTATAATCCACCTCTTCATTATTACTAGGTCTTGTATAAACAACCTCAACCGGAGTTGGTACACCTATCCCACTCGGACTAGGAGTATCACCTCCAATATATTGATTACCAGCTAATAGACTCGTTATACCTTCTTTTATAGAAGGGTTAAATAAAGATAATATACCTGAAGGTCCAGCGATTGAGTCAGTTGGAGAAACATATTTAAATGCTGAAGTAGTACTTAGTTGTGTAATTGAGGTACCTAAATATAGTTGATTCACAGGAGTATCGTCCACTACAATTGTTTCACACGGAATAAACTCGTTTTCATCTAACCCCCCCGTTTCATATTCACCATCGTCAGGTGTTTCCTCAGGTGGTAAACCGTTAGTGTCACTACAATCACACATTTTACAATCAGGGTAAGTTAATAAAGGTAAAGATATTCCCTTTAATTCCATCTTCCATAGTTGGGCCAGAAGTAAACCTAAAGCGATACCAATTATTACATATAAAACAATCATAGCGGCAAATCCAATTATCATAACTATAGCATATGGAACAGCCCCAATTATTAATAACGCATAATTAATTATTTTCGCAGCAGCCCATAAGATTAGTAATGGAATTAAAGCAACTCTAAGAATCCAAATAGTAAAATATAATAAATGTAATAGAATTACTAACGCGAAAAATATTGGTGTTAGGATAATACTGATAAATGCAAAAATAATATATAATATATCAAACCTTAAATTACCGTCGTTAGTTGGGAATTTATTATTAGTACTGTCACATTCACCATCTAAAATATTTTTAATACCAACATACCTTTCTATTCCACTACCCGCTCTCTGTTCATCAATAAATTGAGAGACCGTATAAACTTTATTATAAACCATAGGGTAAAATCTATCCTCACAATCTATAGCTTCTTGTATCATAGCTACACCTGTTGGTGTAGTAACGTCTCCGTATTCACCCCAATCTAAACTAAATGCGTAAGAATTTGCTGCGTCTGTAGAATTAGTAACTGATAAACCTGCCGAATCCCAACCATATTCCTTAACATTAGGAACTAAAAAATAACCTCTTTTAACCGGCTCACTAAGAGTGGGTGTTTGACCCCATTTAACTTTAAAACGATATTTACCTGATGTAGGTATACCGATTTTTGGGTCATTAGATATAACTTTCTCACCAAATTCATTAGTCGTAACATAATCTAAGTTCATAGGTACATCCAATAACCAAGTACCATTTTCATCGATAACCAAACCTCCTTGGTCTAAGTCAACACTTTCCAATATTGGTCTACCATCTTCATCTTGGAATATAGTTTGTCTAATCGCTAGTATTTCACCTGAATTAGTAGTTAAATTACATAGATAACCTAGTTTACCTTTAGGTTTACAATTTCGTCTAACGGGTGAATCATCAGGTGATGATATAATCGAACCCATAAAAACAGATGTTGGTCTTATATCAATATTAGACTCCCCACTTAAATCAAAATCAGTTCGATTTATACCTAAATCACATAAGTCTTCTTGACCCCATAAAGGCTCTACTTGGATAGTCTTATTTATATTAACAATCTGAGGTAACGCTCTTAAATTTTCACCAACTTTAAAATTAGTACCGGCAACTTCTTGTTCGGTAGCAATACCCATTCTAATTAAATCCTGAGGTGATAAAGAAAACTCCCCAATATCCGATAAATCAACATCCATTACAATTTGGTGACTCCCGACAGGAACCCCAAATAACATAAAATCACCACTGTCATTAGTTGTGGCAGTATACTTGTAGTACTTATCAAAAACTTCAATTAAATTAGGGTCAACTAACACATCATTCCTATCAAAAAACGTTCCTGTGGCCCTATGTCCATTATACGAATTTTTATATGGTAATAAATTATATCTATAACCATCTTCATTAACATCGTTTAATGTCTTATAAGGGTATAATTCACTAATAATAGGGTTTTCCTCATCCTCACTTTCAAGAGGAATAAAGATAGAAACTTTAGCATTTGGAATACCAAAACCGTTATTTACACTAACACGACCAATAATAACCCCATAGTCGGAACATTGTCTAGTGTATATTTCACTTTGTAATAATTTTAACGATAAGATTTCCAAATATTCGAAATCCTGCTCAATTTGTACGTTAAGTGATTTATCGACCCCGGGTTCGGTCCTTATTCTATATGATTTAGACATCGTTTCTTTTATTGATAAATAGTTTATATATCATTTTAGAATGATAACTTAATATGTTTTAAAATAAACCTACACCATAAAACATAATTATTTTGAATTCCTACATAAAAAGTTTTGTATGTCGTTAATTACTAAGGTTGTTATCTCATTATCTATCGTGGTATGTTCAACCCCCGCAATCTCGAGATTACTATAATTAGTATAAATATTACCCTCAGATAAAACTACTTGACCACCTGAATTAGTAAAAAACCTTAATTTATCGGACCATTTTGGTGAGGTATAATTAATAATATTTTTAACGTTTTTTTGAACTACGAAATCATAGTTATTATATTTTTTATTCGAAGTATCTAATAGTATCACTAAGTCCACACTAACATTTATTTTATTTAACTCTTTTAACGCTTGAACAATATTATACGCCCCTAAACTATGACCAACTAAAATAATTTTACCATTTGGTTTAGATAACTTAAAGTCATTTACCATATTAATTATACGAATTGGAGTTAGGTTAAATGAGTGAGTTCCGACGTAAGTCATGACTTGGGTTTTCTCATCCTCCACGTAACTCTCAACCAACCCTAAACCATCATAATCTCGAGATGAGGTATTGTCAACTTGAATTTGATTATCTTTAATAGCATCTTTAACCGGATTGTTAGCCCCCTGAATTACAATAACTAAATTTTCACTACTTTTATTAATTAACTCAAACTGATATTTAACCACCTCATAATTTTGTCTATCAGTTATATTTATAATTTCAAATATAACCAAGAATGACATCATAAATATTATCACATAATTTATTACATTATGTTTTATTTTTTTTATTAGATAGATAAAAATAAATAAATAAACCCATAGTTTTAAGTTTAGAAATAAACCTGAAAAGATAGTTTGGACCCAACTACCATTGTTTCCCTTAATAAAATCGATAAACGTGTTTAAAGTATCCATATTATTAAAATACAAAATATTTTAATAAAATAAATTGTTAAGAGAAGTTCACATTCTTAAGATTCTTAACTCTAACGTTAACATCCCTATTAGGAAACCTTAATTGATAAGTTTGACTTGGTTCGGCAAAAATAGTGTCATCAACTAAACCAATTTGTCTAGTATCAGAATCTGAATACTTTTGGGAAGTCTGAGAAGAAGAATATTGACCCCCAACTTGATTAAATATTTTAATGTCGGATAATGATATAACACCATTTTCCGATTGTAATAATCTTCTTAAATCTGAAATGTATACATTTTCTCCCATTTCTCTATTTAAAGGACTGAAAAAATCTGTAACAATATTAATAATATTAGAAATTACAGTACCTTGATTTTGACTATTATCCAACACGACATCCACATCAACCGATAAATCAATAACATTAGCAGACTCGATAGATATATAATCATTCATCATCCTATAATTAGATAAATAATTAGCCACATTATTTTTTAAAGTTTCGGAAACAACTTCAGTAAGTTGGGCTGATTCATTATATGATAACATTTTAATATTAATCTTATTATTATTTTCAGTTATCGCCACTTTAGCCGGAGCTCCAAATTGTGAAGGCATAGTCCTAAGAATAGCGTTGTAATCATTAACAGTGACAGCTCTGTTTTGAGATGAAAAATTAAAACCAACTAAATTTCTAACTTCTTCTATCGTCATAATATTTGCTCCTCCAATAGCCGCAGTAACATTAGTACATCTTAAAGAATTGGTAACACTCGTGTTTATATTTTGAGAAGGTCCGTTTACGAAAAATGATATAACACCGATTTGATTAATAACATTTACACCTAAATTACTACCTAAACCACCCCCAATTCTATATTGTATAAATAATGTACTGTTAGACTTAAGTGTTGAACCTAACGCAAAATTATTAGAATATTTATTTAAATTAAGTTTATACCCATTTCTTGCAAATTCTCTTAATTGTTCATCTGCGGATTGACTACCACCACCAAATGTCATCTTAAGATAACCTTCCGGAGTATACTCACTAATAAATTTATCATTTGTAGTAATATACCTACCTACCTTAATACCGGGGTTATCAGAAACCTTAGAAGGGTCTTCAATAAATACTTTATCCTCAACTAACGCTTTAACCTCATACCATCGATTATTTAACGCTAAAAACTCTTGAGCCGGTGGTACATTAGCATATTGTGTACCGTCTTTTAGTAAAACACTAGTAATACCCAATATGTTTTTTTCAGGTAAAAATATTTCATAAAATGGTCTTACATCGTTAGATGATATTGTTTGTTTAAAAACTTTAGTAATACCATTAACCACCGTTTCTCTTTTAACTATTGTATAGTTAAGTAATTTATTGTTAGAATCAAAATTAGGTATTTTTAATCTGTTAGGTGTACCATCACCACCAACATTTGAAGCAAAATCAATATCATAAACTGTTTCAAAAACTTGACCTGCCCCAATGGATTGAGAACCTCTTCTTAATATACCACAATACCTCAAATCCTCTTTATCTCCGAAAGCCGGTACCGTGATAGAAAAATCGACTAAAGCAACTGATGGTCTTTGTCCCGGAATTTTTAACCCATATGTTCTAGCGATATTAAATACCGAAGATTTTTGTTGTGCGTATTGAAGAACTGTTTCTTGAATACTTCTATCTATATTAAATTGTAAATTATCTGTTACCGCCGCATTTAAATCTAATAAAACTGAAAAGACTGACGCGTCATTTACATTTTCAATTAAATCCGGATAATAAGTTCTTGTAAAGTTAATTAACTCCGTCCTTATCCCTTGGAAGTCCCTTGTCGTATATGAAATTTTCTTATTACCCATAATATTTAAATGTTAATGATTATAAAATCATTGCTACTGAATGCACTGTTATTTATTGTATAATCTATCTTAACTTTAGCCGTATGTTCTTTAGTCTCTAAACCCGGAACTTGATATACATTATTTTCAATAGACGGTATTTCTTCAGAAGCCGGTTTAATAGTGACTTCATTTAAAGTAATTCCCGGCATAAATTCATCAACAGCTTCTTTTATTTCCGCTTGTATATCTGAAAAAGTTGGACCATCCATAGGTTCAAAAATAAACTCATATAATCTAGTACCAAAAGTAGGTAAAAAATATCTACTACCTTTACGAGTTAATATTAAATGTATTAAATCAGTTCTAATCTCTTCATCATTATTTTGAGTTAGTTCTAAAAACTTACCCTCAACAGAATCTAAAAAAGGAAATGTAATTCCGTATGTTGTACCATTTGCCATATCGATAAATATATTGTCTTACTTATTTATTATAAATACCAACAAATAAAAAATCGTGACATACCATTAAAGACATATCACGATTTGTTAGTTTGGTTTATTCTTTATTCACAACTAACACATTCTAAGATATTTCTTGAGAATGCTTGAGCAGAATTCTGTGAGAATTGGTAGTATAATGTCTTGACACCTTCTTCATGAGCATATAGATATAATTGATTAATATCTTTTGCCGGAATTGAAGGGTGAATCATAAGATTCAAACTCTGAGATTGGTCAATATACTTTTGTCTTTGAGCCGCTTGTAAAATAATTTCTTTAGGTGTAATCTCCAAGAAAGTTTTAAAAACATCTTTAGTGGGGAAATCTAAATGTTGAACCGACCCATCTTTTCTAAGAATAGTATCCCAAACTTCAGGTGTGTTTATTTCATATTTATCTAATTCAGCAATTAAATAAGGATTTTTATAAACCGTTTTAATTTTAGCCAAATCTTTAACGAAGTAGTTAGATTTAATTGGTTCAATTCCCATACTTACTTGACCTAAAATAAATGAACTTGACTTAGTAGGTGCTATCGCCACTAAAGTAGTGTTAGCAAAACCATCTCTTATCGATTTATATTTTTCAGGATTCCTGTTGAATAACTCTTGAGACGCTTTGTCGGTTCTTTCTTTTAGAGTCTCAAAAATTAGATTATTGTAGTACTTACTATCTATTGATTCAAAATCAATTAATTTTGACTGTAAAAATGAGTGATACCCTAAAACACCAACACCTATCGCTCTATGGTCTTTAGCGAATCTCCAAGCCCTCTTCATACCAGCCATGTTATAAGATTTAAATATGAATTCATCAAGAACGGCATTTAGAAACTGAGTATAGACCTCAATAGCATCTGTTTTCTCAATCTCTTCCCAATGTAATAGGTTAATAGACCCAATACAACAAACAAACGAGTTAAAACTATCAGTCGGTAACTGTATTTCAGAACATAAATTAGAGGCTGTAATCTCTAAACCTAATTCCTTGTAAGGAGTATTATTATTTGTATTATCTTTAAACATAATATATGGAAAACCAAACTCACTTCGTCTTTGAATTACTTTAGCCCATATTTTACGTTTGCTAGAATCACCTTCTTTCATCTCTTTCATCCACTCATCAGTTATGGTAACACCGAACTGTAAGTTTTGAATTGGATTACCTTCAGTACCGATATCTAAAAATTCCGCGATATCTTCATGTTCTATCGGTAACCACACCGCACAAGCCCCTCTTCGAGCTTCAGATTGTTTACATACGTCAACCGTAGTATCATACAATCTAGAATAGTGTACAGGTCCATCTGCACGACCACCTGTTTTAATAACAGACCCCCTCGGTCTAATATTACCTAAATAAGCCGATGTTCCACCACCATATTTAGACATCATACCTATTTCTCGACCCGCGTTCAGTATACTATCTAGTGAATCATCAATATTTGACCCATAACAACTAATCGGTAATCCCTTTTCTTTTCCAAAGTTAATCCAAACAGGTGTAGATAAACTATAGAAACCTTTAGACATATATTTTTCAAATTTCTCAGCCCAACCTTCAATTTTAAGAATACTCTCAGCCTTGTTAGCCATATCTTTTATTCTTTGTTCCGGAGTTTCCGTAATATATCCCCGGGATAAAAAAGTTCTTGACTCGTCATTCAACCAATAGTATTTTTTATACTCACTAGTTTTAACTTCTTTATCATCTCCGCCCATTATCGATTGTATTTCAAGTTCTCTAACTTCTTCTAGAGAATAACCATTATTCATATTCATATTTTTTTGTTTTTTTTTTGTTTTTAAAATAAATCGTCTTCTGTAATTGCTTTTTGTTTTTTAGAGTAATCAATTTGTTTCTTATAAAAGAAATCACCTTCCTTAGTTGATGTAATTTCTACCTCAAACCATAGTGTTTTCTCTAACTTATCGATATCAACCTCAAATACGGGTTTCATCCCAATTTTACCTAATGAATTGTTAAATCTGTTCATTATGAAATGTTTTATGGTTTCTTTAGGTAAAAATTCTAATTCACCATTTTCAAAAATCCAATCTAATATCTTACATTCCGCTTGAAAAGCCTTTTTACAAGCTGAAATAATTAGATTATCAAACTCCTCATCAAACCACTCCGGATTTTCACTTTTAATTATATTAATTAATTCAACACCAAAGTTACCATGGATATCCTCTTCTTTAGATGTCGCTTCAACAACATTAGAAATACCCTTAAAGACATTTTTCTCTTTATTAAATGACATCATAATTAAGAATTGTGAGAATAATGAAACGTGTTCAATAAATAAGGAAAATAGTAATACTGATTTAGTATACATCTTATTATCTCGACTTCTCGTACCATCCAAATATTTTCTTAAATATTTAATTCTATCTTTAATCGCCGGAATTTCAATAACGTGTTTAAACTCTTCCTCTAACCCAAGAATTCTTAAAAGTCTAGCATAGGCATCTTTATGTCTAACCTCAGACTCCGCAAATGTCATACCAACATCACCTATTTCCGTGATTGGCATTCTTTTATAAAGGTCAGCCCAAAAAGTCTTTACCGAAACCTCAATTTGAGCGATAGATAACATCGTTCTTTTTATTACCTGTCTTTCATTGTCATTTATCACCACTTTAAAATCATTAATATCGGTAGTGAAGTTATACTCCGTATCAATCCAATAAGAATGTCTAATCGCATCCTTATATTTCAATAATGAAGGATAATCGTAAGGTAATATGTTTTCCCTTTTGTTAAAAATACTTTGTTTTTCCATGTTTCTTCTTTTATATAATAATTATTTAAATTACTAATTTTATTAACCTTTTTTTTTTTATTTTATTGAACAACCATCCAATTAAGATTGCGTTTGTTTTAATTTTTTCTTTTCGAGTAATTCTTTAACTCGTTGTCTATTTTTTTCTTCTTTGTTATCCTCTAAACCTAAAAAAGTCACAGAACTCTCAGTATCAATCTCCAACATACCGTTATCGAATTTACAATTTTCAAAGACAATACCATCATCACCAATTCTAGATTTAGTTATTGCAATAGTTGCTAGTTTCATTTCTTTTTGTTGTAGAGATTTGGCCACTGATATAATAACGTGACCAACTTGAGCTTTTTTGATTGAACCACCCATTTGGTCAGTCGTAACAACATCAGAAGAGATTGAACTTCTATTTCCTTGAGTAGCGGTCCACCCTACTAAATCTAATTCGTGACACATAGATTCGAACGCTCTCATAACAGAACCTTCAGATTTCCATTCATCACCCAAGTTTTTTTCAGGTACAACACAATCAATATAATCCAAAAGAATAACATCAATATTAATACCTTCAGCAATCATTTTTCTAACTTGGTTTTTAATCTGACCCATAGTTACAGTATCCGATGGAAGTTTTTTCAAAATTAACTTGTTCTCCATACTATCTTTAACTTCGTTTACTTTTACCATAACCTCCGCCTTTCTTTCCGATAATTCATCAGGGTGAACCTTAGTCCAAAGAGTAATGTGTTTCCTTTGAATAATTTTTGGGTTATCCTCAAAAAATACTTGTAATACGTTATTCCCTATATTAAATGCGTGATTAGCTATTTTTGTCAACAATGTAGATTTACCAACACCGGTAGGTGCTAAAACAACCCCAATTTCCCCTTTAGCTAAACCACCTTTTAAGAGTCTATCTATTCCGGGTATACCCATTGGTACCGGATGTCTGTAATCCTCATTTAAAACCTCATCTAAATTGTAAAAAACGTCTGACATATTGTCTTCTCTCTCCCCAACTAGTAGAGCTTCTCTTACTAACCTTTCTAAAGTATCGTAGTTTTCAAATTCACCATCGTCAATTATCTTTTGAGCCTTGACCATAACTTTTTGTAACTCTTGTTGTTTACAAAATTTCATAGCTTTTTCTTGGACAAACTCAGAACCCTCAATACTAACCCCCTTTATTTTATTTATCGTATCAATTATAATTTTAGAGGCTAATTCTTGTTTAATTTCAGATTTAGTTAATTGTTCTAAGGTTTCAAAATTAGGTACGTGTTCATATTTTAAATAATACTCTCTAATCATCTGTATTATGATTTTAAAATATTTATTGTCAAAATAGTCAGTTTCTATCACATCTATAATAGACCTCGAAAAATCCTTATCAAGAATAATTTGGTTTAGTAATTGTTGTTGAAATGTCGACCCTAAATAATCGAATTTTTTTGTTATTGACATATGATTTTATTTGTAGTAAAAATAAATATTACTGAGTTAGATTAATGCCCAAATATTCGTAATTTAAATCTTGGGATGAAAATATGTCAGTTAAATCATAAAGAACACTTTTTAGGTGAGGACGCACATCTACGGTGTATCTTATTTTAGGTGGGAATAGTTTTGCGTCTACAATTCTATGACACATTGTCACACCATCTTTTTTAAGATATATATTAATATGTTCCGGACCTTCAGTATTTGAAGTTTCTAGTATCATTGGATTATTCATAATTTGGTACATATTTTCAGACAAATAATCCATAGTCTTATATTTTAAATCAGTAGTCAATGTTTCTGAAAAATCTTTCATATATCTATATAACTCATAAGAGCTTTTAGCGTTTTTGTTATAATCTCTCACGTTAAAGAAACGTTGTACGATAAAGTTATCGTTAACCGTCATTAGTAATTCTAACTTAGTTGAATCTTGGTTTTTCATATTATTTTTTTTGTTGTTGTTTTACTATTTTAAAATCACCACATATGGTAATTAACATATTTTTCTTATTTCTATTAAATTCTATACACTGACCATTAATTTTATATTGGTTCGTATTATATTCAATACCTAATGAATCTGTCACCAAATATACTCCTTTTTTTTCCGATAACATAATTTTTAAACTAAATACCGTTATTAAAATTGATAAACCACCTACGATAATCTTTTTCATGTTTCTCTTCCACCAATTTTTAAATCCATTTTTAATATTAGAAAACATCTTTTTGGGATTCATAAAGTCGGAAATATCAGGAATATTAGGAATATTAGAATTACCCCCCCTACTCATCATTTTTATTTGTTTTTCAAAATCTTTTAAATTCATCATATTACTTATTTTGTTTAAAATTTCTTTTTTCTTTTCTAGTTAACTTTAGGAATGGAGTTAAAAAGTACACCCAATTATCATCACCTTTAGGTAGATATTTAAAAATACCATCATCCATCATCATTTTTATTAAATTTCGATGTCCTCTACCTTCAGGGTCTAAAGTTTCAGTATAATACAGTTCTACGAGTTCTTTACCCTCGTCGGTTATCAAAGGTATTGATAAATCTACTATTTTTTGATTTACCTTAAAAAATTCATCCCCATGAATCCCCGTTTTAGTTTTACCGGACAATAAATTTTCAATAGCCGCACCACCTTCCTTATTCTCAAATAACCTTTGAGCCTTTGTTAAAATATCGGTAACGGAAACTGTATTATCAAGTATTTCAGGAAAGAATTTAACTAAAGTTTTTTCACCAAAATAATATATTCCATCAATATTATCAGATTTATCGCCAGTAAAAATTTTAAGGGTTATAATATTAGAGTGTGGAAACTCATAATCTTTACCCTTAATTTTATCACCATTATGGTAGAATTGTCTTGTGTTTGGAGAGTATACAGAGACGTTCTCCCCAATTAGTTGAGTAAGGTCCTTATCTCCCGAAAAGATTGTTTTGTGCTCATTGTTTGATATTTGACAATAATAAGCAATTAAGTCATCGGCCTCATTATTGTCAACATCAATTTGTCGAATAAACATTTCTTCCAAATAAAGTTTGACCCTACCTTTTTGTTCAGTAAAAGACTCTTCTTTATACTCATTTGAATCAGAATGTTTTTTTCGGTTTTCTTTGTATTGAGGGTATATATCTTTTCTTGCTTTAGAACTATCTTCACCATCCCAAAAAACAACAACTTTATCATAATTATATTCCTCAATGAAACGTCTTGTAGTATTCAAGAAATGCCATATACCACCAATATGTTTACCCTTATGGTAATAATCTTTGACTCCGTGAAAACCTATCTTAAGTAGGTTATTTCCGTCGACTAATAATGTTTTAATCACATTTTTTTTGTTGTGGTGATTTCTCACCGGTTCTCACTATAAAAATTTACTCTCCTCTTTCTTCTTTTAAGTCAAAATCACCATCAGTACCAATAATTTTTTTCCAATACTCAGCGTTTTCTAACTTATACTTCTCAATTGATTTTTTTTCTTCTGTAGTATCTTTACCTGAAAGAAAACCGTGTGGTGTTACCAATATTTTACCATCTTCATACCCAAGACCGTTGATATGATTCTTCATAACCGATACCTTTGTTCTTGAAGCAAACCTAATCTTCCTTTTATCCTTAACCGCAGATATTTTTGTAATTCCGGAATTTTTTTGATTACCATAAAGAAACACTAAAGAAGAATTTAACCAGATAGCTTCACCACCCTTAGCCTTTATTTTAGGTTGTCCGAATGGATTGTCAGGTAATTCAACCCATGGTTGATTAACAACAATTAAAGTATTTTCATATTTTGAATCCGCCTTTCTACTTCCTGAAATTCTTTGATTGACACCCATACCAATTTTATCCGCTAAAGTTCTAGCGTTGTGCATAGCACCACCCTTACCTTCAAACGTCATTTTACAAGGTACAGAACCAACAGAATCCCACATTATACAAAGACTATAATCTAATTCACCCTTTTGTTGTGAATCTAATAACTCATTAATATAATCAGTTATTTCTTCAATATAGTTAAAGTTATTATTAAATAAGAAAAACCCATCCCAATCTAACTCACCTGTTTCTTCATCAACCACTTCTTCACATTCAAAACCCATCAATTTAGCGTGGTCAAAAGACCATTTTTGTTCTGTAATTATAAAAACAGGTAGGATACCTTTCTTTTGAGCATCTACAGCAGTTTTAACCAAAGCAGTCGTTTTACCAGTATCCGAATGACCTAAGAACATATTCAAATGACCAATAGCCGGACCCGGGACACCAACGGCATCTAAGAACGATTCACCAATATCAAAAAACCTTTGTGGTTTATATTTCGCCGAAGTTGAAAACTTCTGTTTTAGACTTTTGAAGTCAGTTTTTTTCTTTATTGCCATAATATTTTATTTTTTATAAGTTTCCTGTAGTGTCTTTAATTTATCTTTTGATTCACCCAATTTAGCAATTGCGTCATCAATTTCTTTAACAATTTGTGGGTGTTCACCAATCCCAACAGGGTTATTGTAATATAAATCTAATATAACCTCAGCTTCAGCCATTTCAGTTTTATATTTTAACTCCAAAGATTCGTAAATCTTTTCTTGTAGTGTTTTTGATTTTATTATTTTCATTTTTATCTAATTAAAAAATAACCTTCCATTTTTATGTGGAAGGTTATATGTTATTAATTGCGTTATTTAGAAAGGCATATCATCTGAAGCAGAGTCTTTCGATTGTGGGTCAGTTTTCTTAACCTCTTCTTTCTGTGATTGTCCCCCAAAAGAAACTTCACCTTGACTACTATCTCCGAAAACATATTTACCTGTTACCGTATCCCATTTAGGTGTTTCACCATTCGCAACAGCCTCTAAATACTCTACCGGTTTTTTAGCATAAACATCATGCAATGTTGATGGGTCATTTACCCACACATCAGAAGTTTCTTTATCTTCGTGTACCGGAGATGGGTCGTCAAACATAACTGTTTGTACCACAGTATATTGGTTACCGTTGTTAGCCTTAGCTTTAGTTAATTCCAAGATAATATCTCTACCTTTTTCAGGTTCAGTAATATCACCTTTAGTTCTGAAGATAGGGATAATTTTATCTAAGATACCTTCATTTTTGTAGTTGTGTTTGAATCTCCAAAATTTAACCCCATCGGCTTCATTATCTCTATCGACAACTTTTACAATGTAAAATTTACGTGAACGATACTGAGACGCTAATTGTCTATCAGAATCTTTTCCTGTTGAAGTTAGAGCTTCATAAACTTCGGTTAATGGTGAACGTTCATTATCGTTCGCTCCCGGGTCATATAATTTAACCCATTTACCATCTACCTGCATTTCATGGTACCACACCTCTTTAAAAGGTGAAGAACCATCTGATGTAGGTAAGATTCTAAGTGTTCTTTGTCCTTGTTTTTCATCTTTTGGTAGGATAGCGGCGAAATACTTTTTTAGTCTTTCTTCACTAGTCATTTTGTTTGAGGAATTCCCCGAGTTTTGTGCTTTCTCATATTGACTTAAGATAGCATCTAATGCGTTGTTTGACATATTTTTTTTTTGTTTTAAATTGTTTAATTACTTCAAAGATAATAAACATTTACTGATTTGTCAAACTATAATTAAAAAAAAAAGAGACCTAATTGGTCTCTCTTAAAATTTTAAATTATTGTGGTATGGTTAACTAAATGATTGTCTGATTTCATCGTCGGTAAAATTTTCAACATCGTCAGTAGTTAAAATATACTCATTTTTACCTGACTTCTCCATATCTTCTTGTTTATCAACAAAGAAATCTGTTAACTTCTGACTATATGGTCCTGAATCAATACTTCTTAACTCTAGTTTCTCTTCAGGTGTTTTAGGTCTATATTTTTCAATCTTATCTTCTAAACTGTTAAGTTTGTTAACAATATTGTCCATACTACCTAATTTAGATTCTAAGTCACCCAATTGTTTAAATAAATTGTCAAAATAATCATCCTGTTTAGTTTCAATGTTTTTTTGAGAATTAACCAAATCGGTTATTTCCAATTCTTCAGATTCACCATCAGTCGTGTTTTCACTACCACCAACAACATCACCATCAGTATTAATTTTATCAACATCCGGGTCATTTTTAATATCTATAGTTTGACCTGTTTCAGGTTCCATAGGTGGTTCAACACCTAAATCATCCTCAGCTGGCATAGGCCCCCCAACTTCACCATCCGGTAACGGCTCTTCATCAGGTGGTGGTGGTAATTCACCCTCTTGTTCAACAATGTAGTTATTAATAGAGTTATATCTTGATATCTCCGATAATATTTTTTTATCAATTTCCATATTAAATTAACCGTTTAATAGTTGTTTAACTCCATTAGAAGTCTCAACCTGAATTCGTTTATTTGTTCTCATAGTATTGTCGACTCTCTCAATCAGACCATCTCTCATACTTATAGTATAACAATCACCTGTATCCAAATCACACACTTGTTTAGTCCCGTCTCCGTTATCTTTTTCAGACATTTTGGTGTTTTTTCCCAAATAATTATCTAGTATTAGTTTTAAATCCATGTTTTGTTTTTATTATAAATATCGTTTATTCTGAAAAAAATTAAATTTATTATACAACATCATATAAAATAATAGATTTTTCAACTGAAGCCTCTATATTTTCCCTATCTAATTTGTCCATATCACTGTAAACATTTTCTTTTAGAGTTACCGGACCACTATTCAATATTAAGAATTTAGTTACGCTAACCTTATCTTTAGTTACATTATCAACTCTTTTTTCCCATCTACTTTTAAGTAAACCAACGTTGTCACTTAAACTATTAAAAGAAACGTATGGAGTGTTAGTTTTAGAACAATAAAAAGTTTTACTTGCCATATATTGATTAACAATACCTTGAGAGTACTTCTCCTTAATATCAACACCTGAGAAATTATTATCATAAGATGTGAACTTGTCGTTTGTTTTTGATTTTAAATATATTGAGGCGAATATAATATATTTAAGATTACTATTATTAGAACCTAATGTAGTATCTATATTAACCTTAACATCATTATAACTACTTTTAGTCAAAGATGGTGTCACTATATCAAACCCACTATATACACCATTAGAATTAGGTTCACAATTACTCACATTAGAAACATTTTTGTTAGGTTGATTAGTTAAATCATTAACAATACCATCTTTTTGAGATATAACATTAGAATCAGTTGTTCCTGATTTAGTTGTACTAGTGGTGGCTATTCTATCTTGATTTTTATCAAGTATACTGTTTAATAAATTAGCTCTTAAAGTTTGTAAAAATGAATCGACTTTAGGTAATCCTGCTGTCGGTTGTCTAGTTCCCTCAATAATGGTTTCGAAAGTACCGGGGCTAATAACATGGTCAACTCTTGTAATCATATAAGGCCCGTTAAACATAGGCACATTTCTTAAGTTAAAATACATAGTTGGTTGCATCACAGCGTTACCCATCATACTAAGTACACATTGATAACTTCTATTTTTATAAAGATTATATAACGATAAGTTTTGTGTGGAACCACCTCTTCGGTTACCATTAACTAACGAGTTTGTAGCCTCGATAGATTCGTAAGTGGCCTTTCCTGGGTCTTGTGAAACTCTAAAGGAAGTAAAAATTGATTGGTTTTGGGGTCCTATATCAACATTAAACCCAACTACTTTATTAGAAGTAGCATAATCTGATTTATCCTCTTTAATATCGTCAAGTAATGGATTATCACTTTTTCTACGTAAATCAAAAGCATCACTCTTAAACCTATAATCAACATTATCTTTTAAATCTAAAACCGAACTACCCTTATTACCATAAAAACAAACTAACTTAGTCGACGAATTTCTATAATCAACGTTCGCGAATGTACCAAATAAAGTATTAGCAATCTCTAAAGTATCTTCTGATTTAGGTACGGGATTTTTTACAACATCTTGTACATTATAAAAATTAACATACGAAGGAAGGTTCATTACATTAAAACCATTTTCTAATAAAATTCCTGTTATGAAAGTTAACATATCAACCGTTGAAGAATTTTCTATATCAAATAAAGAATCTTTTAACTTGTATATATCAACAAAAACCTTATCCCCAATGTCTCGACTTGCCCTATCTAATAATAAGACATCTTCAAATAGAGTCTTATTAGACGAAAAGTCATTTCCGGCAATCCATTTATCATTTAGAGCTTTAAATATTTCATATAACTCTACTTTAGTTTGGTCACCCTCAATAACACTTTTTTTATTAAGTGAAGTCGTAGAATCCACATCCGGCAAACTAGCTTTTAATTTAGTGACTAAATTATTTGTTATTTTATTTTGAAAACTATCGACGTCATTTAAATACGTATCCATTAAAACCTCAAACTTTGACGAAGTCATTGTTGCATCAGCTAACTTTTGGGTTGCATATATTTTAATTATCGGAGAAAAATCTTTAATATTTTGAGATTCAAACGCAATATTATTATCAACAAAAAAATCGGTAATATAAGAACCGTCATCATCATACTCTAACTCAGGAATATCTGAAAAACCAACATATAATTCTAAATCTACCCACTCAGTAGGGTAGGTAAGTTTAGAAGATACAAGAGTCGTACTATTACTACCTGTTGGTAATGCGTTTGGTGTAGATAATGTGTATTGATTCCAAGTATAACCATCAACTATCCTCATAGTATTTGAGAGTCTCGTTGCAAAAGAATAAAAAAGTTTTTTATCAAAAAGACCAGGGTTACCATATTTGAAAGCGACATCATAATCCAAAAATTTTGATAGGTAATCGGTTATTTTCCCCATTTGGTCGTTCTGTGAATTACCAACTGTTTCTTCACCTGTCGTTAAAGTTACCTTAGGTGACTTAAACATATCGATAAACATAAGATGGAAATTCTGAAAATGACCATTAAAGGAAGGTGATTCACTTTCTATTAATTGTTCTACACTTGTATTTGTAGATTGAGTTACAGAAAAAGGGTCACCTAAATAATCAAATCTACTTTCAGTAAACTTTAAAAACACAGTTTCAAATTGGTCCATGACGTCTTTTTCAAAAGCCGAAAACATTTCACTAATATTACTATATTCCTCAACGAGCCCATTAATTGAAAAGTTTTGGGGTGGGCTTGGTAAACTAACGTTTGACCCTAAAACATTGATAGTGATAGTGTTAGATTCATCAGAATAAACCTTTTTAATATGTTGGTTATACTCAGGTTTAACAACTTTACTATTGTCGAAATACCCATAATTAGGGGCCGACCAAAATAACCGAACCGAACCATTATACATTGATTGATTATTTTTTATATCAAATTTCATGACACCATTGATATCAATACATTCATCTTTAGTTTGATTAATTAAAGAACCATTTGATGGTATTATAAATGATGACTCACCATCATTACTTTTATAAAAAACACTCCACGGAACTACTTTAATATCTTCAAATGAACTACTATAGTTTATAACCGCATCATCTACAAATGTCATATCCAAATTTGTATCAATACCCGATTGTATATCCGAATCAGTATAACCACCGAAAACATCCACACCATCATATAAAAAAGTAAAATCGTTAATTAATTTAGGGTAAAACCCGGTATTAATCATTGTAACATTTTTTAATATCGAATTATATGTAATTGGTACAGTTTCCTCCATCACCATATCATATGGAGAACCATTTATATTTAGAATATATTTCTTATCAGGTGAAGAAGTAATTGGGTCATAATTTGAGTTTTCATCAAAATTATTCCAAGAATTAGTTAATATATCAACATTACTTTCAATATACTTTTTATATCTATGCCACTCAGAACCAATCTTTAGAACCCAAGCATAAGGTACTTTATGTATACCCCCAAACTTTTTAATTGTACTAAATATATAATCCAAACTAATAGGGTCAACATAACCACTATTATTTGTTGTAAATTTTTCTCTAAGTGTCGCTAAAGGTAAACTATTAATAAATAAATAAGCGGGGACAATAAATGGGTTCACACTAGAATTTCTTAAGTTATCGGCTGAACTCTGTAGTGAGTTTATAAAATAAGGTGTATTCATAATAGACACAGTCTGATTTGACCTTACCAAACCATCATAATCATAATAATTTAAATTACCTTCAGTTAATAACTGTTTATTAGGGCTACGATAGAGGTAAAAATCACTTAAATTAATGTTCCCATAATTTGGAACGGATAAACTCTGTTTAAACCCAAAATTTGTTATAGGTCTAATCTCATCAGAAGTAGTGTTAACTTTGAAGTTTGACATTATTTTTTTATCCTCATTGAGGAATAATGTTTTGGTAGTACTTTTAGAACCCTTAACACCACTAATCTTATTACCATCTTGTAAATTATTTTTTATCCAAGTTAAATCAGTAAAGGGATATGTATCCACAAAACTAATAACATCACTCTTACTAGAATTCAAATAATTAACTAAATTTTCACTACCCGGCAATGGGGATTGAGGTCTTGTCACTTCACTATTTAAAAAATGGTTAGAAAAAAACGTAAAACTACCATTATCAACTTCATTTTTTATGTAACCCGTATTAAAAATACCCCTTATTAAATTATTCCAACTCAACCCTTGACCATCATTAGAAATTAACTCTAAAATCGGTAAAAAGTTTTCACCGGTAATATTAAAAGTTTTAAGGTCTTGTATTAAAAAAGGATTATCATTAGATAAACTTTCAACAATATTATTTTTTTCAGTATCGGCTATTATATTAGTAATCTTATCCGAATCAAGTAAATTATTAACCCTAACAAGTCCACTATAATTAGAAATTAAAAATAACCTTTCATATATCTCATAAAAATATTTTATTTTTTCTTTATTTTGATAAACATTGTTATCAATAGGAAATTCAATGGCGTTAATCGAAACTCTATTTGTTTCAAATAATTCATTAGCGATTGATGTTGATTGAGTAGGTGATAACCCTCTTTTAGTTAACCCCCTTAAATATTCCTCTACAAATTCAACTTCAGGCCAAACATTATATAAATAACCTTTAGTTATATTCGTATATTTACTATCACCCGGATAAGCGATTTCATATTTTTCTCTATCATCACCAGTATTAGTTGCAACAATAAATTGAGGCCAAGGATAAACCGGATTATCACTATTAACACCCGACGAAACATTATCAGGATTAGCGTTAGCCACTTCACTATTAAATATCGCGTCTTGTCTATTCTTATCATCTCTAACATCCCAAGCTTCCCTATGGGTATTATCCAATAATCTAAGAAACGCTTCCCCATTGGCAAATATTACAGCCAAAACATTTCTAATAGTCGGGACAAAACCAATACCATTATTTCCCTTATCCTTCAATAATTCAGCTAAAGAGTCTGTTAATTGTTCTTGTATTTTTTCTTTAATCTGTCTAACCTCTACTTCGATTTTGTCGACAATCCCTATAAAAGCACCTTCACCTTCAAAAACATAGTAATAACTAACTTTATCAGGGTTTGCGTCTGAAGAGTTTTGATTTGAAGAAAAATCCAATTCAACATTATTAAAAATACCTTTTGTTATTAATTCAACTTTAAAATCAGCAATTTGACCATCTGTAGGTTGGGTACTCAAACCTTTTTGTTGGATATATGTTTCTTTTAAATCGATATCATTTATTGTGGCGTTTGTTTTATAGAATGTGTCGTAAGTTATAGGATTAGGTATGGATGACGGAACAGGTGGTTTACCACCAACAACATAAGAACCATTTTCACCTAAAGTTTCGTTTTCACTCAATTTAGAATTAAATTTAACTATTAACCCCTTCAAGTTTGATATCGCAACACTCCTCTTTTGAGGGTCCCTCAACTCTTTTTTGAAAGTATATACTTTAGTTTTTTTGGTATCGTTAAGAATAAAAAAGTTCTGAGTATCCATATTCTGATTAAACCAAGAACCACTTTTATCGGTACCGGCAAAAGTAAAAACCTCCTTTGTATAATCTATTAAATCGTTAGTATATTGAGTAACATTAGTTAAAGGGTCTAAATTCTCTTTAGTAAAAGTATCCAAAGTATTTTTTATAAATAATTCCAACCTAAACTTTAATTGCATCAAAGTTAACTCAGGAAAACCATCATCTATAAGACCTTTAGATTTATATTCCCCATATACTTCTTTAATTTTTTGATAACCCAACTCAACAACCCCATCTTCCACATCAGAAAAGTTTGTTGAGGTATTTTTTTTAGTTTGTATTTGGATTCTTGAAGAATACATATGAGGAACGGCTAACAAAGAACCCATAGTCACCTCTGCCAATATAGTATATTTGTAAGTATAAAATTCTAAATCTATACTAAAGTTACCCTTGGAGGTGTCATATCTAGAAGAAAAACTTTGTAACATTAAAGGTAGTCTAACAGCCTTTCCATAATAACCTTTAATAGTTAGATTAAATTTAGGATATGGTAAATTAAAGAACGCGGCATATGGTGAACTATCACCACCTTCAAACATAGCCCGACCTTTTATATCTTCTAATTCAATTCTTATACTTGGTAAGAAATCTAATCCTTGTCTTATGTTTATACTAGTAATACCCAATAATCCATTATCGGTACCTCCTTGTTCCCCATCAGAAAGAAGGCTTTGTCTAACATAAAACGATTCATCATTTTTAGCGGTTTCATTAGGGGTCCGATTAAATTGTTGTTTTACTTGATTAACCCCTTTACCTTTAAGAGAATCTTTACCTGTTAACTCATCAGTATATGAATTGTCTAAATTTGTTTTATCACCTTGTTTTAGAAAATTAATAGACCCTACGGTTATTGTCTGATTTCTATCGTCATTAGACACCCCTAAAGCAAGTTTAGTTCTTGGTAGTAGGTTACACTCTAAGTTTGCGTACATAACCAAATTTTCATGGTTAACAAGTCGGTCTTTGATTTTACCTTCACTATCAACAACCTTATTAGGGTCAATTAAAGTAATATTATTATAATCAAATTCAACAAAAATATTTTCATTATTATCTACCATAATAGAAGAAGTGGTTATCTAATTGAGATTTATAGTCTTGTATAGAACTTACTAAAGGATAGGGAATAGTCAAGATAGAAGCGTCAGGTATATTCCACTCTTGTCCTCCAAATTCAGGGTTAGCACTCATTATTAACCAACCGAAAAAAGGTGTCCCATAATATTGTTGTGACACTTTATCTAATCTTGACTGACTAACTTTATAGATATATTTTTTATCGCTACTTTTACTAGGTAACGATATATATGGCACTGTAGTTTGTTTACCTTCAATAACAAAACCTTTGTATCTATTATAATATTCTTTTCCCATTTCTTAAATAAATTTTACAACACTATCCCATTTATCACCACCGGCAGGTCTATAGAGTTCTTTTAGTAGTGTTTGTTGTTGAGATATATCAGCCGCAATTACAACCGTGGAATAATCAAATTCCCTAACTTTACCTTCAATAACACCGTCTGAGTTATTTACGAAACTTGTGTAAGATTGCAGCGACTTAAAATCCTCAATTAATTTTTGTTCCTCACCCAACTCTTCTTTGACTATATCCGCAAATTCATTACAGAGTCTTCTAAAAATTCTTTTTAATCTACCATTTTTATTTATAGGTGCGGTTATTACAGCATCATTAAATATTTCAAGTTTATCCTCATTATTAAACACATTTGATAAAATCAAAAACATATGTTGATTCACCAAGTCATCGTTTTCAGCATTACCTACCCAATTAAATGTACCCGTATCTTCATCATAATTACTACCATCTTCTGTTATAAATGGTTCATCTGAAGAGGTACTGTTTTTATTACATAAAAGTTCTTCATAGAACTGGTTAAAAGCCAAAAGAACTTTTTTATAATCATCACAAAGTTCTTGAAAAGTATTTTCAGCAGATGTCGATGAATTATCAACTTTATCGGTTGAGGTTGTATTATATATAATAGGGATACCTGACTCCGGTATTTTACCGTCAAACTTTTTTGAGATTAAATTAATTTCTCTTAGGACTTGAACCATGTTTTGTTGTTGTTCCGTTATTTCATTAATTTTTGTAAATATTGGTGATGAAAACGTAGCTCTATAACTATTAATATAATTTACCATGTTAGTCTGAACAGATTCTACATCTCCTTTACTTATATTCTTATCAACCAATCCTTTAATTATAAAGTTTTTATTACTAGAGTAAGGTTCTTCTATATCATTAATTAAAAATTGAAATAAATTATCTATATTTTCTTGAGTTTTTTCAGGTTTTCCATAAATTCGAGTTGGAAAATCGCTCCCCTCGTTAAAAGTTGTTCCCGAACCAATAAAACCATTACCATCGATATACTTTCTATTTTTAGAAACTAACTGCCAAATACCAAAGTTTTCTTCATTAATAAATGTTTCAACCTTATTTGGTATAGAAACATAATAGTCGTTCTCAACTTTCAATAAATCATCCACTATACTTTTATAAGTCATAGTACCCGTCAAACCAGAGGGAACGGTATTCTCAGAAGTCACTGTACCAATAGTATTACCCCCTTCATTCGGTAGGTCATTCTCAACTCTTACCTGTTCTTCCGTATCTAATATTCTATTAATTAACTCTCGGTCTAATGTTGACCTATCTTCGGTTGCCACCGCTCTTTCATCATATATTTCAGTGTTAGCATAATAATTGAATGATAACGCGTTTTGTAATTGTTCAACCGGTCCGGTTAACCCCTGACCACCAATAAAATCAAACGACATATTAACCTCCGCAACCATAGGTTGAACACCTATACCCTCCGGATTTAAATCTAAATTAAGTGGGTTATACGAGATGTTTACACTCTTAGGTACTATTTTAGTATTATAAAAATCTCCAATTCTTAAAACTAAAATCGGTGGGGTACCAAATGAAGTATTGGTAGCGTCATTACTAACTAAAGTATCGTTACCATTACTATCAGTCCTAACTATAGGTATTGTCTCACCAGGTCTTAGACATTGATTTAAAAAAGTCAACCTCCCATTTAAACCTTCCGGAGTCATAGAATGAAAAGCAGGATTAAAATATTTTATCTTTTCCTTAATAGAATCATATACCATTGGACTTTCTTGTCGAATCACTTCAAAATAATCACATTCCGACAATAGTTTTCTTAAAATTCTTTTACCTATACCTTCTTTTAATCTCTCTTGAGTTGTTTTAGTAAAATTATCTTTTGTAACATTAGTCTCTATTATTTTATCTTCTAATTCAGGTATAGTCTCAGTAGGTATAACTTCAATTTGATTAATAGACACTCTTCTACAAGCCATGGCATTTACAGAATATATTTGAGAACCTCTATTAGTTTTACCATCTCTATCTTTAATATTTTTTGTACAATCAACCGGCGACCCAAAATCACCATTAGAGGTTTTAGGGGAAATAATTTCTTCATTAGAAATATTTTCCTCACCTACAGCCTTTGTTTCACTTATTAAAATGGTCTTGTCGTCAAAATATTGTTTTAAATTAGCGTCCCCCGATGTAAAACTCTCAAGAAATTGTTTAACCGAATCAATTCTCCTTTGAGATAATGTTTTATTGTAATCTTCGGATGCGGGTGCCGATGCCGACCCAATTAATGTTATATTTATTCGACCTTTCTTTTCTTTTAATATGTCGAAAGCATCTTTAATAAAATTACCACTTGTATTATTAGCTATAGTATTATAATTATCAATTACAACGGTATCAAAGAATTGTTTAACATTTTTTTCAGTACTACCATCAACAAAAAGGCCATTGGCTTCAGACACATAATTATCAATGTTTGATTGACTAGTATACGGTCCATATGTTTGTTGAAACGGTACAGACGATGTCGTATTTCTAGTGTTAGGGTCAGGAATATCGTTGTCAAAATAGAACGCCAATCCTTTGTATTTACTTTTAAAAGTCTCAATACTAGGGTCAGGGGTATCTTTAGAATTATCTTTATCAGGTAGTTCTTGTATGATTGTTCTCACCACCTCAGTTGTAGGGTTATTACTTAATAACTCTTGATACGTAAATAAATCAGACGATGGAATAGTATTAAATTTAATACCTAAATCATATAAATCATATTTTAAACATCCTGCAAAGAAAGAATCCAACATAGAGTTCACCCTATCCTTAGAAACACCTTCTAATTGTTTCTTAACGATTAAATTCATTATAGATGGATGGTCAACAATTATTTTCCATTTTAAACTACCAGCTCTAGAAGTATCTTTATATGTATACATAGGTTCGGGTCTTCCTAAAAATGAAGTCGAATTCCAATTAGCGGTGTTAGTCTCACTAAATTCAATATCATAAGGTGGAAACCACATTACTCTACCACCATTAGGACCTTTTTCACAATTAGGTAAATCATCATATCTAAACCCTGGTTTACTTGACGTTCTCCAAGCTAAGTTTTCAATCGAGAACATATATTTTTTAGCGATAAAGTTATCTTGACTAGCCTCAATAACATTTTCACTCGTAGGGGCAATATTTAAATTAAAAGTATTTTTTAGAACTGAATTATTAAATTTTCGACCTGAATCGACAATACCTTCCGTTTTTTGTAAATCATTGTAAGTGTAGTAAGGAGTATCTTTAGTAAAAACTCGACAATATTCAATACCGGCTTGAGACCCGTCAGAATTATCAGTATATGATAATACTTGAGAACCTTTAGTTATCTCTTTATACCCATCATTAAAAACTTTACTAACTTGATTAATAGCATTACCTACGTGTTTTAATCTAGCAATTCCCGAAACATTATCCGCCGAATCAACAAGTCTCTGTGTTCGGTCTAATATTGAGGTCTCTTTAAATGTAAGATTGGTAGATTCCCCTCTAGTAAACTGACCGGCTATAATATCATAATCTTCGTCTTGAGAACCACTACCACCTCCCGGAGTCGCTTTAAAACCGGCATTTGGTTTATATTTAGGTGAAACCCAAACAAACTCTCCCGTTATTCCACCACCATCACTAAATGATTTTCCTGCAAGTCCAAAATTTAAACTACCAATATTACCCTCATATAGTTTACCCATCTCAGATGGGCCATAAACAGGAGACTGTTCTTGTTGACCAAATGGGTTAACAGGGACTTGATTAGGTGGTGATGTTATTGTAGATGGGTCGGCGTCTTTACTACCAACGTAATAACCTCCATTTAATGTTCCGTTATCCGGATTTATTAAATCAATTGCAAGATTAACCAATCCTTGACCAATACCCAATAACCCACCAAAATCTTTATTAAAACCTGGTTGGTACCTATTGTAATCTAACGACCTAAAAAGAGCCGACCTTTGACCATTACCGGTGTTGGCAATAAACACTTGTGAAGGTTGTCTTCTTTTATTAAGAATAGGACCTAAAAAACCTCCTGTTAATTGATTAACAACATTTAAAGCATTAGACGTTTGTTTACTATCAAAATTAGGTTCATCAAAATAATCACCCGGTATAGGAGATACAGGCCAATATGCCCCTCCCAATCTAGTAACAAAATCAACCGCTTGTAATATCGGATTCTCAGGAACCGTAATCCTCCAATTTCTATATATTAAAGGTTCTTTACCTGTCGCAATTAAAGACGCCTCAAATGGGTCTTGTAATGAGTCCAAATTAACTAAACCAACCGTGTTTTGATATATTTCAGCGTCAACTCTATTCTGAAAAGAAATTTTAAGTTGTTCAGCTCCTAATCTAGCTAAATACGAATCTTGAGATAAAGGACCTACATCACCTTGAGGATTATCCGAAAAAAGTATAGAATAAGGGTCATAACTTGACGCCACAAAATTAGGTGGGTCCCAATAAGGTTGATAAATAAAGTTATTTAACTGTATATCCGTTATGTCAACCATATACTGATAACCTCCATTAGGTCCGTAAGCATTCTGTATGTAAGCCGCGTCAATGAATGTATCGTTTAATATATCCATATTAGTCTGATTAGGACTATATTCCGCATATGTTGGTAAAATAGGTACTAAGGGACCGTTAAACGTAATCGAATTATTAAAACCACCCGTAGGACCAAACTCATTTAAAACATAAGATTGATTAGGGAATGGACTATTGGCGATTAAAAAATCAGGGGAATCAACAACACTATAATTACTTAATTGTGTTGGGTAGGTTAAAACACCTACCGGAGGTGTATAAGTACCCGGAACAGTATATGGTGGTAAATTAACACCCATAAGTGCATTCCTAAATGTAGATGTTGAAGCGAATGATAAACTACTCATAATAAGTTTTTATGTTTTTATTATAAATAGAGTAATAAGTTATTTTTTAGCGGTTAAGATAAGGGTTCATTAGTTTAGTTTTAGAAGAAGTTGGAGCACTTAACCCATTATTGTACATGGCCTCTTTCATAGACTGATATAATTTTTGTTTTACCCCTTGGTTTTCCAAGGCTAAAATAATTTGATTAGTATCTATTTGATTGGGAGCGTCTATTTTTATATTTAAATTAATATCTGCGGTAGATTTTGTCTCAATCGGTGTTTGAGGTTCGTTACTTTTATTACTTAACTTTGCCGAAGCTAACGCCATTCTTTCAAGTTCACCATTATTAACCCCCATTGTCTTATTAGGAAGGGTCTTCATTTCTTTAAGACCATCGATAAAACTTTCGAACCCTGTACCTCCAAATATTGTATCTTTCGCTAACGGCTCTATTGTCATTCCGGGCATTTTTATAAAATCTTCAACCGGTGTAATCGGTGTTTGAGAATTATTCCCTACCGTCGTCATTTTATCTATTAACTCCTCCAACAGAGGTACAATTTTATTATCACCACTTGCAAATTTATCAAGGTTAGTTTCCGCAGTACTGAGAGCGACTTTAAAATTTTCATTTAATTGTGTTGCAATTTCATTACCAACAGACCCTATATTAGTAAAAACCTCACTTAGACTTTGTTCACCCGATACTAAATTTTCTATAGAGTCAATTAAAACATCCGATGTTTTATCAAAAGTACTACTTATTTCACTAGTCTTACCTAAACTATTACTTATAAAATCATATAATTCTGATTCTATTTTCGCTGCTCCTTTAAAAGCATCATCCGTAGTTTTAGCTCCGGCAACACCCGTAGCCACTTTACCTTTTATAACATTAAGTGACGCGTTTATTCTTTCTTGAAGATTTAGTTGTCCTCGTTGAATTTCCTCAATAGATTTAGGTCTCCCTGTTTCCGCAATAGATTTCAAGTCTTTCTCATCTAACGACATCACATTTTTTTCTTGAGCTTCCCCTTTGTCATCCGTAAATTTAATTGTCGCCACCCCGTCTTTCATCTCAGACATATTAGCAATCATTGTTTGTTGTTCTTTACTAAGATTTAACCCTGAAGGCATCCTAATTTGACTCATTTTTTTATCTAACTCTGCCGATGCTAACCCCATTTTTTGAAGTGTACCAGCAGGAAGTTTTAATTCTGAATTTAATTCTCTTAATCTTCTTTTAGCCCCCGGCATAATTTCAAAATTACCATCGGCATTCATTTTAACAAAAGATTTACCTAATTGAGCTAATTGGTCATTTAATTTATCAGGATTATTCATAGCGTTGTACATCAACTCTAATGGGTCTTTCAAACCACTAACATTAACACCTAATCTCTGCATAGATGCTGCCATTTTAATAGCGTTTTCTGGGTCAAAAACATTTTCGGCAAAACCCATTGTGGTTTTCATGTCAACTCTTAGATTAGTTGCGTTAGCCGCCATTTTAGCTAACCCCTGCACTCCACCCTCAAAGTTAAACCTATTTAATTCACCCATATTATCTATCACCTGTGATGAAATTTCTTTGGTATTAAGTCCCATGGACCTAGCGGTATTAATCACACCTTCCATTTGTTCACTAATACTATATAAAGAAAATCCGGTGTCTTTAAATGACTTACCCATATCATCCGCAGATTGACCTGAAACTTCCGCAGCCGCAAATATACCCGCAAAAGAGTCTGATGTTAGTATAATATTTCTATTCGTTACTTTACCTAACTGTATTTGAATATCGAGAACATCTTGCATCTGTCCCCCTAATCGTTCAACTTCACTAGCCGCTCCAGTTAAAGACGATTTAATCGCCATTACTTGAGTATTACTTAGACCAAAAGTTTTTACGACTTGATATGCTTTTTCGTCAACCTCTCTTATTTTATCAATTAAAGTTTGAGCATTAGGTATAAGAGAATCTGAAAGTAGTTTCTCCATTTTATCTAAATAACCATCTGCGTTTGGTGTTGCCATAATTTACATTTGTATATATAACATAAATACACCAAAAAGTAATTTTAACTCTTTGGTGTATTATCTTCGATTATTCTGTTTATAATATATTTTCTACCGTATATCGGCATTTCGTTAAATTCTTTCATCGAAAGAGTTATGAATTTATTAATCATATAGAACTCTTCGAGCAGAACTTGTCTGTGGTTAGAAGAAAGGACGAAAAAACTCCACCCCGAAAGCAACATTAGATGTCACTAATTCTCCTGATGGGGCGTAAATTGACCTTTTTAAGTCCAAGGCCGGAACGTTTTTATCTAAAAATTTTCTAATAAATTTTGAATCGAATATTGGCATTTCATTAATAAATTTACTTATATTTGCCTTATCTTCACTCCCATTTAACTCAATTATTTGAGACTCTAATTTCCAATTAACAATCGGAGCCACTCTACTTGCGGGATATTGTAGTTTTTTTGATTCTATCTCACGACTTTCACCAAAAGTAAGTGGTCTAAGTTTAATTGTCGCTTCAGACTTAGGTAATTTTACATTAAAATACCCGTCTTGAGTAGGTTCAACCTCAGGTCTTATAACGTCAAGTTCATCCAACACTATTGTATGGTCAAACATTTTTGAAGTACCCGGGTCTTGTAATTTAACCTCATATTCAGGACCAAAAGACGTATTACGTAAAAATAAAAGTATTGCTTCAATATCACCATCGATAAAATCTTCAGGTCTCATATCGTGCTCATAAACTTTATTACGTAGTAATTGATACGTTAAATCATTAGCGTTATTTTGTAATGCATTTATTAACATATTTTCATCGCTAGCGGTTAGGTAACCAACCTTAACAGATTTTTTATTGTTTTTATAAAATTTACCACCTGAGGGTAATTTTACAACATCGTGTGGTAAATTGAAATTTTCAGTACCAGCCTTTACTAAGTTATCATCCATATAAATTCTCTTTAAATCTATAATAAAGTATTTTACACATTTATAAATGGTATACTACAATATTAATAAAAAAAAATCCACACAAATTTGTATGGATTTTTTAAATAAAATTTTTTCATTTTAATATACTAAAACACAACGGTCCATTCTCATACTAGCCGTTATAGTCGCGATAGCATCAGTCTTATAATCTAAACTTCCAAAATCAACTGAAGTTAGAAAAGTTCCTTCAAGTATCCATTTTTCAACAACTACACCTGTTGGGTCTAGTAATTCTAAATCGACATTTTTCTTATATCCTGCGGCGTAACCCATACGACCTGTAACAGATTCAGCACATAACCTAACCCATTCCATTAAAGCTTGAGAAGCCGATGGTCCAATAGGGTCTCTAAATGTAACATTAAGAGGTTCCCAATTAAATCTACCAGCAACATATGTTGAGGTGTTTAAAAATTGTATCTCTGTAGAAGCCACCGTTATTTTAGGTCTAGCCGTAGACTCTACGAACCATTCATTTATCCCTAGAGATGATGGAAATCTCAGAACGAACCTATTTTGTCTTTTTGGTTCGTATGGTATGGGCATTTTCATTAATAAATCAGCCATTTGTTTTTGTATTTAATTATTTTTGTTTATCTTTTTATTTCTCTTATAAATATAGCCTAACTAAAATTTTTCTATTTACTTTATTTTTTTTTAAAATATTCTCTAACTAGAACTCTAATAATAAATACTTAAAATTTAATTAACTTATTTATAAATATATAATTAACTAGTAATATATTATATACTAGTAAAAAATCTTTAATATGGTCTCTTAACCCCACCAGCGGTCGAATATGTTTTAACCATAGGTTCATCCTTAAATCTATCTTTAATAACCTCTACGTTACGTATATCGTCATCTGAGAAACCTATTGTAGGTGTGAAATTATTTGAAACTTTATTTTTAAGAAAGGCTCTTTTTTTAATTTCATTTGAGATAACTTTAATGTGTTCAATAAATTCCCGTAAAGCACTAACCTTACCTTCTTCAGGGTCTGTCGCCGAACCCTCACCATAACTAACGGGGTGGAAACGACACAAATCTAAATATTCTCTTATCATATCTTTTTTAGAAACTTCATCTTGACCATTAATATCTCTAAATTTTTCTAAGTTTTTAACTAATTCATTTGAATCGATACCATTATGATTCGACACAATTAAATTATAACAAGCTTCTTTTAAGATTGATGGTGTATGACCTCTAGCCGTTATTATCGAAAATATTGACCCGTTATTAATCGCTTCTACAAAATCTGGCCAAGCCGGACCTACAGATGCTAACATTGAGTCAATTATAAATTGTTTATCACCTTTAACTCCAAAATTTTTAAATGGGTCTTCCCCAAAACCAACAATATTATGACCTTCATAGTTAAAGTCTTCTTTACCTATTAAAGTCCTATACTCTGCGAAATCTTCAGTAGACATACCTACCTCATCACCCTCATCGTCTTTTAATATAATTTTGGTTGGCATATTCATGATATTATCATCCCAGTCAAAAGCGTAATACTTCATATCCGGAGTTCCTTCTTCATCAATACCTTCTAAAATATTATTATGTGTTTTCATATTATATAAATAAAAGGTGGAGTCGTTTTATGACCCCACCTTTAGGTTTTTTTTATTATATGTTCTCAAACGATGCTCCCGCAGGTGTTATAAAGAACGTGATGTCGATAAATTCTAATGATTTAGTAGGTTTAATATAAATACTACCGGTCATTTGGTTTCTATCCAAATCAGATGCGTCTGATGAAACAGTCACTCTAAAGTCATAGATACCTCTATCACGTCTAATTGCGTCTAGTATCGGGTTGACCGCGTCTAAGAAATCCTGTCTTACTTTTTCATCATTTTGTTCGAATAATAATCTAACTGAAACAGCCGAAATTAATTTACGAGCTTGTAATAATAATCTTCTGACGTTAATCCTATCTAAAGCACTTTCTCTAATTTGTAAGGTTTTGTTACCCCATATAACAGTTCCCACATCTGAGAATGTTGCAATTGGGTTAATTCTACCTTGA